TCGGCTGATGTGAAGTTCATTCCTACGGCGACATTGGGCATCGTGGCGCGTGAGTACGAGCAGAAGCAGCTTGCGTTCCTGATCCAGACTTTGGGTGCGAATAGCCCTCTGACACCGATCCTGATGCAGTCTGTTATCAAGAACTCGTCGCTGACAAACCGTGAGGAAATGCTGGCGCAGTTGCAGAAGGCCGCGCAACCTGATCCACAGGCACAGCAGGCACAGATGATGGGTGTCCAACTGGACATGGCTGACAAGCAGGCCAAGGTTGAGAAAACCAAAGCCGAAACTCAGAAGATCACCGTCGAGGCGCAACTCATGCCGAGTGAGGTGCAGGCGAAGGTGGTGTCGGCTCTGAGCAACAATCTGAATGAGGATGCTGAAGGTGCTGACTTCGAGCGTAGGGCCAAGATTGCCGAGTTGATGCTCAAGGAAAAGGACATTACCTCCAATCACGACATTGCAAGGATGCAGATGGCAGTGACCCGTGAGAAAAACCAGCAGGACGCTGAGTATGTGAGTTCAGCGGCAGAATGATCCTCGACCGCATCAAATCCCTGCTGGCACCAAAAGTCAGCACTGACGCGAAACTAGCGGGGATTTCGCTTTTCTTAGGGAAAACCCTAGATAGCATTGATGCGAGGATTGGCTCTGTCTCCGAGCAGAAGCTGCTGCACGGTGTAGATGGTAAAGACGGTAAAGATGGAAAGAACGGTAAAGATGGACGTGACGGCAAGGACGGTAGAGATGGCGTATCAGGCGCAAAGGGTGCTAAAGGTGACACTGGCGCTGTGGGTAAAAACGGAAAAGCGGGGGTATCGGTTGTCGATGCCGAAGTCGCTGCTGACGATCACCTCGTCCTGAAACTGTCGGATGGCAAGATTATTGACGCGGGGGAGTTGCCTGTAGGACGCACTGTTGAGCAGGCAGCGATCCATGTGGCTGGTAACGCATGGCAGATTACTGTATCATCCACCGCACCAGCTAACCCTCAACTGAATCAGTTGTGGCTTGATATTTCGTAGGAGAAACCATGTCCCTCTCAAACACCACCGAAACCGCAGCACTCGACTGCTTCCTTCGTGGCACAGACCCGAGTTATAGGGCTGGCGCTACGCAATATCTGGCACTGTTCACAGCAGACCCAACAGAATCTGCATCGCTTGCTGCTGAAGCAACCTATACCGGCTATGCCCGTGTCGCACTGACCAAATCAACCGCATGGACTGGCACATCAAGCCCATTCACCAATGCGGCGCTGGTGCAGTTTGGCGCGTGTACCGCAGGAACCAATGCAATCACCCACTTCGCTGTGGTTGATACGGCTTCGGGCGCTGTCGCAATGATGATCTCCGGCGCACTGTCCAGCACTCTCAATGTGTCCAGTGGCATCCAGCCGCAGTTTGCAATTGGCGCACTGTCGATCAATGCTGACTAATATGCAAACTCATACAAAACGTGCCGACATAGGCTGGCTCTATTGGGTTTCAGCATTCAGCCGGAATCGCGGTCATCGGAGCATCGGCTTAGACATGCATGGGATTATGGATGACTACGGTAATCTTGTGCCAATAGGATGCTAACTAATGTCAGGCTTTCGTAACGTAGGAGCGTTCGCAGACGCTGACAACAAGGGACAGTGCTGGATCACTGGTTTCCGAAAGTTGGTCGCGTCTGCTGCTACGCCTACAAGCGGGTTCATTGATTACCTCTACTATTCAGGTAGTCCAGCGGCGAACTTCTACGCCTCTGCACCTTACGTGTCTGCTGTGGTTGAAGCAAATAAGGGCATTTATGTGCCTAGCGTTGCCCCAGCCACACAGCACCTCAAAGGCTTAACTGTCATGTCTAACGCGGCAAGCGCGACGACTACATCAAACCAGCGGCAACGGTTGATCGTTGCTGACTACCTGATGTATTACCCGTTTATCGATACGGACGCGGTTGGTGAAGAGCAGCTATTGGAAAACACCATTACGCTGCCACGCTACGACTACGGGCAAGTGATTGCGGTATCGCAGTCTGCTGCCTCTGCGGTTGGACAGTTCACCATGACGTACACCAATCAGAATGGTGTAGCGGGCAGGGTCAGTCAAAACACCTTCACCATCGCAGGCTTAACGGGTGGCGGGCAGGTCGCAACAACAACATTGAGCGCCAACGGCTATCACCCGTACATCAATCTACAGGCGGGTGACTATGGCGTGAAATCAATCGAGTCTGTGACCTTTACCGCTGCGGGCGGTGGGTTGTTTGCTCTGGTCATTGTCAAGCCACTATTCACGCACATCGTCAGCCAGGAATGCCGCCGCACAACAACGGGCAATCTTGAGAGCTATGGCTCTGCCACAAAGTTCGACGCGCTGATCCATCAGGCCGGATCGCCACGCATCAAGGATGGCGCGGTTGTCGGCATCTTTGGTCAGGGTTACGCGGGTTCACTCGCATCGTCTGCACTTGTCGGACTACTTGAAACACACTGGGGTTAATCATGGGATTTGCATCACAAGACGCACTAATTAACGCAATCACCACTGACGGCAAGGGTGATATGGCCTACACATCCAAGACGCTTGGAGCGGCTGGTATTGCTGGCGCATGGACGCTGCTCGGGCCGCAAGCCGGAACCCCGCAATTGTCCGTCTATACCGGTTCTGATCTGAACTTTGTGCCAACTGATGACACATGGGCAGAGGACAAGATTTACACGGGCGGTGATGTAAGCCCACAGACAAAGCACTTCCTATCTGGTGGCGCGTCAGTCGTAGCCGCCGCGGGTGCGCCTTGGTTCATCATGGCAGTTGACATGGTTGGCTTCGTGCCTTTGACCACCACCAACGTCAGCACCACCGGCACAAAAGCCGTGACGATGACAGCGATTGGATCGAGCGGCGCAAAGGTCGATCGCTACCCCAACGGGCAAGGCTTGCGTATGTTCGTTGCTGCTGATACCGCAATGGGTGCAAACGCTCCAACCTGTATCGTCAACTATTTGGACACGGGCGGCGCGGCTGGTGCAACCACTACATTCACCTCGACTGCATCGGCAACGATTGGCAACGTGCTCAACACTGGTGCTGCTGCCAATAAGTACAACCCATTCCTGCCCCTTGCCAACGGTGATACAGGCGTGAGCGATATTGTGTCCTTGGTGTGGGCTGGCACTGCACACGCATCGGGCACGGTCATCATCGGGTTGTGCAAACCGCTCTGGACGATCCCAGTTCCCGCAACTGGCATCTATACGAAAGTTGATTTTGTCAACGCGCTGCCATCGATGCGAAAGATTCCAGACGGTGCAAATATTCAATTCTTGATGTTCCAAACCGGCGCGACTACATCGGGCGGCTCTGTGTTCGTGGACTTCGATTACGGCTACAACTAATCATGGGCCTGCACCAAAACGGTTTCAGAGACAACATCGGCGTATTTCGGTACGCTGGGGCGGGTTTCTCCAATGGTGCATACCCGTCAACCCTGCCAATCAATACGCATCGGACAGGCGCAGGGCGAAACCTGACTGCTGGTGAAGGTATTGCAGACGATAAGGTGGGCATACCGCTTGGCTATCTTGGCGGCGGTTCTTGGTTATTGCCTCAGAAGTCGGGCAATATGTCATCCCACTACGAGGCAGACTTTTCTATTGGCGCATCCGGCTCCGGTGTAGGCGGCATCACAACGACAGGCGAGAGTGCAATCACTTTCACCGTCGCTGATATGGTGGGCGAGTTAATCAGCAGCGGATCGGGCACGGCATCTTGGGCTATCACCACAAATAATCCACTGCTCACAGCCTCTATTGACGGTATCGGCTCTACATCCTTTGCCATCACAACCAACACGCCGCTATTAGGCGCAGAGGCAAGCGCAGAGGGGTCTAGCAGCATCCTGTTTAGTTGTACTGCGACTATCCTGCCAATTGACGATACAAGCCCGCTACGCACTGCTACAGCCAGTTTTGCCATTACGGGCGCATTGACACCCTACGCTATTGGGCAAATGATTGGGTCAACGGCTGATGCCACTGTACTGACGGTGGACTCAATCGCTGCTGCTGTCCTGGCGGCTGCGCTCACAGCACCTATCCACGCCAATATTCAGTATGTGAACGATGTTGAAGTCACAGGCGACGGACAGACCGGAACGGAGTGGGGACCAGTCTAGTGGCTACGTCATTCAAGGGGTGGGGTGGCGCGTGGGGCGATAGCTGGGGCACTACTGTTATCACTACTGGTGGGCGGCTGCGATATTGGGACGGGAATGTTTGGACACCTAAGACACTCAAATTCTGGACAGGATCGACTTGGCAGATCAAAACCTTAAAATTCTGGAATGGAACAACATGGATTTAGAACTTCAAAAATACTACGAGTCGCGGTTTGAGATGTTCGCGCATCCCGCCTGGAAAGACCTCATGGAAGATGTCCAGAACATGATGGACTCGACTAACACTTTGTCGGGGGTAACCCCTGATAATGTGGGATTCAAACAGGGCGAGGTGTCCATCATGCGCTGGATACTGACCCTCCAAAAGACCACTGAAGAATCTTATAAGGAACTGACCAATGCGGACGATTAGAGACTTCCTGTGTGGAACCTGTGGAAAAGTCAGTGAGAAACTTGTGGACTCGGATTACCACACCATCGAGTGCCCTGAGTGTCATGGTGACGCGGTGCAACTGATGGGGATGCCTACGGTGCGACTGGAGGGCATCACAGGATCGTTTCCGGGCGCTGCTGACCGCTGGGCAAGAATTCGTGAAGATAACGCGAGAATCAAAGCGAAAAATGCTTGATTTCGTTTGAAATTCGGTATATAAACCGAGTACGTTCTATCGAATGGAGCATATAGCCAGCCTTCGATAGTGTTTAACCGGTAGCCCGTTAAGGGTCGGAGTGTAGATTTATGGCAGAGATTCAGGATATTGATGGTGAAGTAGGTGAGATCGAGGCTGTTGAAGAACAGCTAGCCGAACCCGCCCCAGCAGCAGAAGTCCCATCATTACCCGAACAGTATCGCGGCAAGTCCGTTGAAGATATTGTCAAGATGCACCAAGAGGCTGAGAAGCTGATTGCGCGTCAGGGTCGTGAGGTCGGTGAAGTACGCAAGCTGGCAGACGAACTCATCAAGTCACAACTGACACCAAAGCCAAAAGTAGAGGAAGTTGCGCCTGTAGATTTTTTCGAGAATCCCCAGGAAGCGATCCGTCAGCAAATTGAGAATCATCCGCGTGTGCGCGAAGCTGAACAAACAGCGAAGCAGTTGCAAGCGGATCATGCGCGACAGCGATTGAACCAGATGCACCCTGACGTTGCCAACATCGTTCAGGATAGTGGATTTCAGGACTGGATTAAGGCCAGTAAAGTCCGCACAAAACTGTTTCAAGATGCTGAGGCATATGATGTAGATGCTGCTGATGAGTTGCTTTCGACCTACAAGGAACTGCGCGTTGTGAAACAACAGCAGGTTGCGAAAGTGGACACCACTGCCCGTGACCAGTCGTTGAAAGCAGCATCCGTGGATACCGGTGGGTCTGGTGAGACTACTCGGAAGGTTTATCGTCGTGCCGACCTCATTCGACTCAAAATGCGCGATCCATCGAAGTACGATGCCATGTCAGACGAAATCATGGCCGCTTACTCCGAAGGTCGCGTGAAGTAACTTTTTTAACGGAGATTTATCATGGGCCTCGGCACTAATCACACCACAGTCACCACATCTGACAAGTTCATTCCCGAACTCTGGTCCGATGAGGTCATCGCCACGTACAAGCAGAAGCTGGTACTGGGCAATCTCGTCACCCCCATTTCCTTCAAAGGGAAAAAGGGCGACACACTGCACATCCCCGTCCCCGGACGTGGTGAGGCGTCCAGCAAGGCCGCGAACACCCAAGTGACCCTGGTTGCAGACACTGCCACCGAGATCACCATCCTGATCGACAAGCACTACGAGTACAGCAAACTGTACGAAGACATTGCTGAGATGCAGGCCCTGGGTTCCATGCGCAAGTTCTACACGAACGATGCTGGCTACGCTTTGGCAAAGCAAGTTGACCGTCACCTGCACATGCTGGGTGCCACGTTCAACGGCGGCTCCATCGCTGGCGCGACCAACCTGTACGAAAAAGCTGTCATCGGCGGCGACGGCTCCACTCTGTTCTCTGGCGCTACCCCTGGCAACGCCACTGCACTGACTGACGCCGGCCTGCGCAAGATGATCCAGACTATGGAAGACAGTGATATATCCTCCGACGAGTTGAACTTCATCATTCCTCCTGTGGAATCTGCTGTGCTGCGTGGTATCGCCCGCTTCACCGAGCAAGCATTCAAGGGTAATGGTGACACCATCTCCACTGGCCGCTTGGGTAATCTGTACGGTACTGAGGTGTACACCTCCACCAACTGCCCCTGGGTTCACGTCAACAGCGTGACTTCCACACAGTCGGTGAACTTCTCCGGTACGACTCTGACCACTTCCTACGCTGACGTGTTCGGTCACACCGTTGACTGGGTCACTTCGACTCCTACCGATACCAAGTACCGCGCTTGCATGATCATGCACAAGGACGCAATGGCTCTGGCTACCCAGCAGTCCATCCGTTCGCAGTCTCAGTACAAGCAAGAGTACTTGGGTACGCTGGTGACCTCTGACACCGTGTACGGTGTCAAAGAGTTGCGTGACTACGCTGCACTGGCTTTTTTGGTTCCGGCCTGATGATTTAGGGGAGGTGTAACAGCCTCCCCGCTTAACGAAAGGATCAAATCATGGCTACAGTATTCCAAGGTAAACAGCAGTTGCAGGGCATCTTTAACGAGATGTGGGCTGTGACTGAGACTGTCAATTTCGACGATGCCGCAACGGGTTCCGGTACATTCGCTTCGGTGGATGTGACTGTTCCCAACGTCGCGTTGGGTGACATTGTGATGGGTGTGTCGGCTGGTGTTGACACTGTTGACGGTGTTATCGCAGGCGCTGTCACCGCTGCCAACACGGTCACCCTGACCCTGCTGAACAACAGCGCAGGTGCCATCAACCTAGCATCTACAACCTGCAAGTTCATTGTGGGTCGTCCAAGCTGGTAAACCAAAGACCCCACTTCGGTGGGGTTTCTTTTATGACCACATTCAAATGCAAACGCTCGGGTAATTTCGTATCCTTCTCCAATGTCAATGATGTTGAGGGAATGCGGAAGCACGAGGGTTATGTAGAGGTTACTGATGTTGAAGCCCCAAAAGCCATCGAAACAAAATCGCCAAAAACGACCACCAAAGAAGTGCTGACACTTCGCAAGGGTCGTCCTCCAAAACAGGCAATGCCTGCGTTTTTACAGGAGTAGTCATGGGAATGATGAGTGATGGTAACGTCGCGCCTCAAGGCGATCCGACCACTTCGCACGGCAACTTCAATGGTGTCGTGGATGTTGGTGGTCAACAGGTGCAAGTGCAGAAGGGCATCGCCAAAGTCGAGGGTCAACCCTACTTCGTGTCCGACAATGGCGCAATGGTGGTGGACCATCAGGGTAATGTCATCGGTTATGTGGCTGATGGCAAGTTCACCCAAATGGATGCAGAACATGCTGCACAGTTGCGCCAGGCGGGTTACATGAAATGACGCTCAACCTCCGTGGCATTGTTGTTGCGGACTTGCGCCGGCACTACGCTGGAGATGATTACTCTGAAGAATATGCCATTGAACTGGCGACAGAGTTGATAAGAATTGGGCAGATATTTGAGTCAGAGAATGTACTGATCAGGTATCATAAGGTCGATGATGGGACTATCGAGTTTCATTGTATGAATGCGGGTAGTGGCGCTGACTTGACGAATGCGATAAACTCGCTGCTAAAGTCACTGCCGAAGCAGTTTATTACGGGCGTAACCTATTACGACAACCCGAGAATCAACGAATTAGCGAAGTTCTCGTACTTCCCTGCAACCATTGAAAGGATCGATGGTGGGAAGTTCAAGACCTACAAGATGAGTTTCGATTTGAAGGATAGATAATGGGATTCCTAGCCGACCCGGTAAAGTCAGTATCAGACACCGTATCCCACGTGGGGCAGGTGATCTCTGAGTCACCCATCGCACAAGCTGCCATCACTGTCGGTGGCACCATGCTCGGCATTCCCCCATCAGTCACTGCTGGTCTATTGGCCGCTAACTCAGTCGGGCAAGGTCAGTCGCTTGAACAGGCGGCGCTCACAGGTGGACTCTCGTACCTCGGTGGCACCGGCATCAATAACTACGGTGCCACTGGCAGCGTGTTCGGTGAGGGCGGTCTGACAGGACTGATGGGCGGTACTGGTGGCGGTGCAGCAGCAGGCGCTACTGCTGCCGAGCAAGGTGCCGCTAATGCACTGATCGCTCAAGGGTATTCCCCTAGTGCCGCGTGGGAGGTTGTCAATGCGGGTGGCGCAGGAGTCGCATCTACCGTGGGCGCGGGTGCTGCTAGCACAGCAGGGCTGCTCAGTGGCGTGTCAGGTGGTGCGCTACGGACAGGTCTAGGACTCGCCGGGTCTTACCTCAACACCAACGCTGCCAATGATGCCGCTTCGACTCAGGCGCAGGCACAGATTCGTGCAGCGCAGATCGCAGCCGATGCGGCCAAGTTTCGACCAGTGGGTGTCACGACTAACTTCGGCTCGTCACAGTTCAACTACGACGCCAATGGCAACCTGGTGCAGGCTGGATACAACCTTAGCCCCCAACTGCA